TCTGTATTTTACTTCTTTATCTCTGATTTTTGTTGAAAAATTATATGTTTCTTGTTGTGTTTGTTGTGTTATTTCTAACATTTATATCCTTTTATTTTAAATTTTTAATGAACTAAATTTTATATCACTAGAGACAAATGGTGCTGATGTTTTAAATTGAACTGTAAATTCTGTAATTTGTGATTCAGTATTATTATTAAATTGAACTTGACTTACTGAATCTATAATAGTTTCTTCAAATTTATAAATCGCAGCACTACCACCTGAAATTGTTACAGAAAATTCTACATCATTAAAAAAATAATGTCTTTGTCTAAGATACATTTTAGTAAATGATCTATATAATGATAAATCATTAAAATCTCTAAATGTCATTGAGAATCTGTAAACCTCATCTCGTCCATTATTAATGTACCAACGTCCACCCATAAATGATTCAATATTCTGACTATTAAATTGAGGAGTATCAACTGAAATAATAGAAGAGGCTATAGCGTCATTGAAAGCATTATCATTAATTCCAGCATCTGTGATTCCTTTACCAAGAAATTGAACAGAAAAGACATTTACTAAATCCCAATTTTTTTTGTGTACATCTACCATAATTGAATGTAAATCTGTTTTTGACTCAGTTGTAATTTTGGTTTCCATATTTATCTCGCTTTTTGATTATTTATAAATATAATAAAAAATAAGGTAAGGTAAATATGGCTTCACAAATACAAAACTTACTCGAAAGAACATTAGGTGATGGTGCTAGATCTACAAATTTTCAAGTAGAATTTCATATGGATAGTAGTTATTCTATTTTAAACAGTAAAAGTATTTTAATAAAATCTACTGCTTTACCAACAAGAACACATCAAATAATAGATTTTAAATACAGGGGTAAAAGTATTCCACTAAGAGGACAAACTAAATACAGTCAAACTTGGGAATGTACATTTTACATAACTGAACAACATGATGTTAGAAAATCACTTGAAAAAATAATGGATTCGTTAGATAATATGACTTATTATAAAACTAATAATAGTAAAACTCTTTCATCATATGATAACACTGTTTCTATCTTTCAAACAGATCATAATGATGAAACATCAGTAAAGTATACATTACATAACGTGTTTCCTATAGAAATAGGTGCAATAACGTATGATTCTTCACAAGTAGGTGTTATAGCAGAGATGTCTGTTACATTTGCTTATAGCTATTATGAAGTTAAAGATACTACAGGTAATAAATCTGAAAACGAAATAGATAAATTCGTTAATAAATACACTAAAAGATTAAATGATTTTAAAATAGGTGATTTATATGGGAAAGATGGAAAAGATGGATTAATTGCAGGAGCAGCTACTAATATTGAAGTATTAGTTAAAGAAATTCAAAAAAAATGGATTGATATGACAGGACAGACAGTTGTATCTGTCTCAAAATCAAAAGAGCCAAAAATAGTTGATGATACGAAGAATGATAATGGTGATTGTAGTGGGTATGGTGATTGTAGTGTAGATCATTGAGATTAATTTATAATAAGGAAAAAATAAATGTCAATAAGTAAATTAAAAGAATCTCTTGGTGGTGGACTTAAAAAGAATAAATTTCTTTTAGAAGTTGCTGTGCCAGGTATAGATAGTGAAAAATTAAATATTCTTTGTAAAACTGCGGGGTTACCTCAAAGAACTATAGGTGTAACTGAAGTTTGGTATAAAGGAAGAAAATACAACATCAGATCTACAACAGATTATGGTGGTGAATATGAGATTACTGTATTAGATGATAATAAAATGTCAATAAGAAAAGCATTTGATAAATGGATGCAAAAAGTTGATGATTCACGAAAAACAAAATACGAATCCGGTGGATTATTATCAGGTGATATTAAAAATGCAATAAATAAAGGAATTGGTTATGTTAAATCGGCTACTGCATTAGCATCAAAAGCAAAAAATATCATGGAGAATCCGAAACAAGTTATTGGTGATTACGTGATGGGAAAATTAAACCCAAGTAAAGAAACATCAGTTGCTGATTATCAAACAGATTTTAATATTTGGCAATTAAATAATTCAGGTAAAAAAGTATATGGTTATAAACTTCAAAATGCATTTCCAAAAAGTATAGGACCAGTTCAATTTGATTCTTCATCTCTGAACGAATTAACAGAATTTACTATCACTTTTGCTTTTAGTGAATTTATAACAATAGAAAATAATTTAATACAAGATATAGTAAGTGGTATAGCTGGTGAAGATGGTGGTGATGCGTTATCAAGTATAGAATCACTGTTTAGTTAAAACTATATAAATAAATCAATATTAAACAAATAATAATTTAAGGAGAAAAAATGGCAAATAAACTAGCAGAATTAAAAAATGCTCTAGGTTCAGGAGCAAGAGCTAACAAGTATAGAATTAACTTTACTATACCAGCGGCTGTACCAACTACGTCAACTTTACAAAATGCTGATACATTATGTAAATCAACAAACTTTCCAAGTATGACAATTGGTCAGATAGAGGTGTTTAATCAAGGAAGAAAATTACTTATTCCTGGTGATACAACATATACAAATTCATGGGCAGTAACATTCTATAATACTGAAGATCATGGATTAAGAAGAGATATGATTTCTTGGATGAAATCAGCAGATAATTTCCAAGCTAATACACATAGTGGAAATCCATCAGCAGTTATGGGTGAAATGTCAGTAGATCAATTAGATTCAGCTGGTAATCCTACTGCAACATACACGTTCCATAATGTATTTGTTCAAGAAGTTGGTGAACTTGCGATTGGTGATGACCAAGTTGATACAATTCAAGAATTCGATGTTACTTTTAGTTTCAGTGACTGGGTAGTTGGTAATGGTGCAGAAAATGTTCCAGGATCAGCAAAATCAGCAACTAAAAACGACGTAGCTTAATTTTTTAGAATCCTCATTAGAGGATTCAGTTGAGATTATTAAAGAGATAGAAGATAGGTAAATTATTTAAATGAAAATAAAAGAATTAACACCAACACAATCATTTCAAAAAGTAAAGGAATTATTAAAAACTAAAACAAAATTAACTAAAAAGAATTTTGTTCCTGGTTCATTATTAATGTACTTCTATGATGCTAAAGATAAAGATAAAATTTATGATAGAACACCTTTAGTTTTAATTCTTAAAAATGGAACAAGACACACATTAGGTTTGAATTTTCATTGGCTTCCTATTAAAATGCGTTTAAAATTAATTCGAGCCATTTTTAGGTTAAATAAAGATAATATCATTAAACAAAAACCATTAGAGCTTAAATATTTAATACTAAAACCAATGTTAAAAAAATTAGGTTATGCACCATGTATAAGATTATATATTAATAGTAGAATATCTTCAAATNTTGTAACTATNCCACAAGAAAGATTAGTTGAAATTGCTTCATTAAAAAGTGAAACATTTACACAAGGTAGATATTCTGCAGAGCAATTATATTCTATGGCACGAAAAAAGAAAAATTAAAATTAAATTAAACTATTATAAATAATATAAATTAAAAATAAAGGTAAATCATGAGCTTAGAAACAATAGTTATCCAGAATGCAATGGATAAAAAATATACTGACTTCTCTAATGCTGTTAAAATTGAGTTACAAAATAAAATGAGGAATCATTATACAAGTACTAAATATATATCAGATTATGATAAGATCCAGCAAATGAAATCAGTATTTGCAAAGATTAGTAATTCTACCTGGGAGTAAGAAATGAAAAATTATAAGTTAATATTTGACCTAGATGCGCAACCTGAGTTTTTTGTTGAAGAGTATATAAATGAAGCAACAGGAATTACATCTAAAAAATATAAAATAAAAGGTGTTTTTAGTACTATAGGTGAAAAGAATAGAAATGGAAGAATATATCCTAGAGATATCTGGGAATCTGAAATTACAAAATATCAAGATAACTTCAATTCTGGTTCTATAAATACATTAATGGAATGGGAACATCCAGCTAGAACAAATGTAGATCCAATGGAAGCTGTTGCTAAAATTACATCTTTAAATGTAAAAGACAAGTATATTATTGGTGAAGCTGTTTTACTTGATAACCCAAAAGCAAATCAATTAAAATCTTTAATAGATAATGGTATTAAAATCTCAGTTAGTTCAAGAGGAATCGGTGCTGTTAAAAATGGAATTGTAGAAAACTTTAAATTGGTTACATATGATATTGTATCTGCACCATCAGATTATAACGCGTCAATGAATGGATTAGTTGAAAGTTATCAGTTGAATGAGGGTGTTATTGAAGAGTTGTCATTTTCTATAGATGGTTTTGGTAATATTGTTACTATGAATGAATGTGAAGGTGTTTGTCATATGTTTGATAAAAAAGATATAGACAATCTGATTAAAGAAAAATTTACAAATTTATTGAAAAATTTTTAAATAAATAATACGTATATTTAACAGAAGTGTTAGAAATGAAATAGTTTGAAAGTATTATTTAATTACATTATTGTATAAATAATATAAATTTTATATAAGGAGAAAAATATGTTAGAAAAACTTTTTGAATCATTAGATGAGAAAGTATTTACAGTAGAATTAAAAGAAGCTTTAGAAGCACAATTTAATGAAGCAGTAGAAACTAAATCTGCATTAATAGCAGAATCTAAAATAGCTGATGCAATTGAAGAATTAAACGAAAAAAACGAAGCACACATTGATTTTTTAAATGAAAAAGCTGAAGAATATATTGAAAATGTTAAATCAGAAATGCTTGAATCATTAGATAAATATTTAGAAAGAACAGTTGAGGAATTTATGGCAGAAGCTAAATCTTCACTAGATGAATCTATTAAAAATGAAAAAGCAGATATGATAATTGAAGCATTTGATGCAATGATAATTGCTACTGGTGTTAAAGTTGCTAGAATTGTTGAAGCAAAAGAAGATGATGCTATTGAGAAAAAACTTGAGGAATCTATTGAAAAATATGATTCATTAATTGATGAAATAATTTCTTTAAAAGAAGAAAATGAAGTTTTAATCAAAATGGGTGTTATTGCTGAAATGAAAGAAAGTCTTTCTTTAGTTGAAGCTGAAAAATTTGAAAAACTTGCTGCAATTGTTGAATTTTCTAAAGATGCAGAATATGCTTCTAAATTAGAAACAATTAAAGAATCTGTAAAAGGTACTGTTGAAACAAGAGAAGAAAAAATTGATGAAAGCGCGGAAGTTGCTAAACTACCAATCTGGGCTCATTTAATATAAGACTTACATAGTTTTAAAAAAAATATAAATAATTAAAATAAAAAATAGGAGAATTAAAATGGAAAATATTCAAGCTTTACTAGAAAGTTCTAAGTACTCTGCATTAAACGCATCTGATAGCGCTGCAATGAGACTTATGTTAGAAAATACTGAAAAAGAACACGCAAGACTTATGTCAGAGGGTACATTATCTGGAGATGTAGCTCAATTTACACCAATTCTTATGCCAATGGTAAGAAGAGTTTATCCAAATCTTATTGCTAATGAGTTACTTGGTGTTCAACCAATGACTATGCCTACAGGATTTATCTATGCATTAACTAATCAATATACTGGTACAAGTGCAAATCACGGTGCTACAAATAGTTCTGCAAAAATTTATGTTGCTGCTGGTGCACATGGTTTAGTTGCTGGTTCAACTGTTGAAATGGGTGCTGTTGATGGTACTGTTCTTTTTGTTGATGGATTAAATGTTCTTGTTACAGATGGTACAACTCCACTTGTTGTTGGTGGTGCATTAGGTACTTCTACTGTTGCTGGTGTTTATACTAATGAAGCTGCTTTCGGAAAAATCTTAAAAGGTTATACTGGAACTTATACAACTGCTCAAGCTGAAGCTCTTTCAACTGGTATGAGAGAAATTGGTTTCTCAATTGCTAAAAAATCTGTTGAAGCAAAATCAAGAGCACTTAAAGGTCAATACACAGTAGAAATGTATCAAGATCTTAAAGCACAACATGGACTATTAGCTGATGAAGAAATTATGTCATTAATGTCTTATGAAATGCAAGCTGAAATTGATAGAGAAGTTGTTGATTTCGTTAATGATAATGCTACACAATTAACAGATTCAGTATTTACAGCTGATAGTACAGATGGTTCTGGAAGATGGGAAATTGAAAAATATAGAAGAGAAGTAATCAGAATTTCTAGAGAAGCTGCTCAAATCGGTCTTGATACTAAAAGAGGTGCAGGTAATACTTTACTAGTTTCTCCAAAAGTTGCTACAATGCTTGAACAAGTAGGTTCATTCAAAGCTGCTGAACAAGTTTCAGGTGTTAAATCTCCTGTAAGTGGTGGTGTTGCTGGTATATTTGACGGAAGATTCAAAGTTATAGTTGACCAATATGCTACTTCAGATTATTGTACAGTAATGTATAAAGGTGCTGATAGAAGAGATGCTATGGGATTCTTTGCTCCATACGTTCCAATGAGTTTCACAAAAGTTACTAACGCTGACTCAGGTCAACCAGCAGTAATTGCTAAAACTAGATATGCACTTGATACTATTCCTGGTATTAGTTCTGCTACATCTAATGATAGAGCTCAAAAATATGCAAGATCATTTGGTATTAATTTCACTAATACAATTTTAGCATAACACATCAAATCTAACCTTAGGGTTAGATTATGTGATTTAATTATAAAGGTTATAATGTAATTTTTATAATTAAATAATGAGGTGATGTGATGTCAAATCTTTTATCAGGAATTTCTATTGTTTTATTTTTATTACTTATTGGATTAGGTTACCAATACAAAAATTTGCAAGAAGAATTAACTCAATCTCAATTTGAATTACAAATTAAAGATAATAATATTAAAGAATTAGATATAACTATCGAAAAACAAAACAACGCAGTAAAAATTATTGAAGTAGATGTTATTAAAAATAGAACTATATATAAAGATAAAATAAAATA